CTACGAGCGAGGGACCGCGTGGCTCGACTGCCGACTTGTTGTATGTCGATGAACTCCGAGAAATTGACGAGGCCACATGGGCAGCCGTTACCCCGATCACCCGAGCCAGACCCAATGCTCAAGTGTTTTGGACTTCCAATGCTGGCGATCTCACATCCAATGTCTTAAACGAGCAACGCCGTCGAGCCTTGACCTTTGCGAGTGATCGAATGGGGTATTACGAATACAGCGCACCGGCAGGATCGGCAGTCGATGACATTGAGGCTTGGAAAATGGCAAACCCTGCTATGGGTTACACGATCAATGAACAAAACATTAAAGATGCTGCAACCTTTGACAGTCCCGATGCGTTTAAGACCGAGACTCTATGTATGTGGGTTGATGCGATCGATTCACCTTGGCCAATGCAAGTGTGGAATGAATGCGAGTCCGAGATCGCGCTAGAGGATGGACTCCCGACTTGGATGGCAATCGACTTAAACTTCAACCGAGAATTGGCTTGCCTTGTAACGATTCAGCAACGCGAATCAGGCTTTGGGGTATTCCTGCACGAATGGAAAAAAGAGGGTGGCATCAATGACTTGGAACTTGCTGGCGAGATCGCCACACTGACTCGCCGCTATCGCCCAAGGGTGCTGGCCTATGACCCAAATACTGCTGGGTACATCGCGCCAAGACTTGCCCAGGCTGGTGTGCCGGTTGCGCCAACGCCTTGGAACTCGGCCAACTTTGCGATCATGTGCGATCAGACAATGAACGCGATGCAATCCCGTCAGCTGCTACACCCAGCCCAAGAAACTTTGCACAGCCATCTAGTTAGTTGCGCTAGGCGGCCAGCCAGTGATGGCGGTTGGAGAATTGCTCGCAGGGCGGCTCAAGTACCGATCAGCGCGGCAGTTGCTTTGGTAATGGCGGTGGGTCACGCGACTGAACCACAACAGAGTGTGAGTATCATTAGTGCATAACCCTGCCTTGGGTTCACCCGAGGTCGGCCAGTTATCAAAGAGGGATCAAGACCACTAGGACTAACTGGCCGATCTGTGTGACAACACGCGCAACAAGATGACAAAGCCTGACAAATCTTTGCAATGTCATTGGTTTGTGTTGTAATGGCAAAATGGGATTCATAGATTTTTTGCTGGGTACACCCACCGAGAAACCACAGATCGAGGCTCGTGCCGGCATCGCCATCCCGTTTTACCAAGATGCCTACTTCACGCCTTTTAACACTTTCCGCGTTGATCGCTCAAGTGCGATGCAAGTGCCAGCAGTTGCCAGAGCCAGAAACATCATCGCTGGAACTATTGCAACCCTTGGCCTTAACTCATACAGCGACATCACAGGTGCAAAGATCGAGGGTCGCAAGATTCTTGAGCAGCCTGATCCAGCCATCCCACTAGCTGTGACTATGGCTTGGACCGTTGAGGATTTGTTATTTCATGGCCGATCATTCTGGCAGGTGCTTGAAGTAAACCCAGAGGATGGCAGACCAACACAGGCTCGCCGAATTGATCCAACTCGGGTAACTTTCACAACTGACTTAAACACCCAAGAGATCGTTAACGGTTTCTACATTGAGGGCGGCTTATTGCCGATGTCTGGCGTTGGATCGCTAATCATGTTTAGTGGTATCGACGAGGGTATTCTCAACCGAGGTGGCCGCACTATCTCAACAGCCCTAAAACTTGAGGAAGCCGTTCAGCGTATGGCCAGCGAGCCTAATCCAACAATGGTTATTAAGAATAGTGGCGTTGACCTACCGCCAGAGCAGGTGTCGAGCCTACTGGCACAATGGAAGCAAGCCCGAGCCACACGATCAACCGCATACCTATCTGGCCCATTAGATGTAACGACTTTTGGATACGATGCCGGGCAAATGCAGTTGACCGAGTCCAGGCTAAACACAGCAGCTGAAATCGCTCGTATGTGTAACATTCCAGCCTGGTACATCAACGCCGAATCGGCCAGCGCGACTTATAGTTCAGTTACACAGGAACGTCGATCGCTCATCGATTTTTCTTTGAAGCCGTTTATGTCTTGTATTTCTGAAAGATTGTCGATGAACGATGTGACCCCACGCGGTAGCAGTGTCAGATTTGATCTTGACGATTACCTACGCGGAAACCCACTAGAACAAATTGAAGTTCTAGAAAGAATGATTGCAGCTGGCATCATCAATGTTGACGAAGCCCGTGAGGAAATGGACCTTGCACCGAGAGGAAATGAAGCAAATGCAACTTAGTTTTGAGGGCCAAGTATTAGCGGCCAATGTTGAAACCCGTACCATTAAGGGACTTGTCGTGCCTTTTGCCAAAGTTGGCAACACATCGGCTGGCCCAGTGCGCTTTGAGTTTGGCGCGTTTGGCGAAATTGACCCAAGTCAGATTGTCTTAAACATGGAACATGACCGCACACGCCCATTAGGTCGTGGCATTGCTGGCAGTGAGGAAATCACACCTGCTGGAATCTCGATGGCATTCAAGATCGCGCCAACAAGTGCTGGCAACGATGCATTGGTCGAAGCATCAGAGGGACTACGCCCAGCCTTTAGCATCGAAGCCAATGTCGGCGAATACACCATCGAGAAAGGCGTGATGGTTGTATCAGCTGCAAAACTTGAAGCAGTTGCTCATGTAACAAACCCAGCATTTAAGGATGCACAAATTTCCCAAGTCGCAGCCACAGAGGCCGATGAGGAAAACCCAGAAACCACCGAGGCGGAACAACCTGCCGAGGAACAACCACAGGAGATCACAGTGGAACAAGAAACAGCACCAGTGGCAGAGGAAGTAACCGCTAGTGCGGTTGTTCACGCTGCAGCACCAGTGGCCTACGTTAAGCCTCGTAGCCCAATCAACAGCCAAGCAACATACCTTGAGCACAGCATCAAGGCCAAAATGGGAAGTCATGAATCAGCGCAGTATGTAATGGCTGCGGATGACTCATTTTCGACAAATCCTGCGTTCAGTCCGACCGCTTTCGTGAATCAGGTAATCGATAACTCAATCGGCTCACGCCCAGCCATCGATGCAATCGGCTCACGCGCCATCACTGCATCAGGCATGGTTATCTCACATCCAAAAATTACAACAAACGGAACTGTTGCAGACACCAACGAAGGTGCAGCACCATCCGAAACCGGAATTGTGTCCAGTTATGTAAATCTTGATGTAAACAAGTTTTCGGGAATGCAGCGCTACAGCCTAGAACTTTTAGAGCGTTCAAGCCCTGATTTCTTCCAAGCAATGGTTGATAACATGACCCGCGCTTACAACAAGGCAACAGATGCAGCTGTAATCGCAGCACTAACCGCAGGTGGCACACAGGCTACTGGCGTTGCAGCAACATCCGCTGGCATCATTTCTTATGTATCAACCGAAGCACCAGCTGCTTACCTAGCAACTGGCGAACTTCCAAGCGCATACATCGCTGGCACATCCCAGTGGTCATTGCTAATGGGTGCAACCGACACAACTGGTCGCCCAATCTACAACGCATACAACCCACAAAACAACGGTGGCGTTGCTGGTCCTCAGTCCCTACGCGGTAACGTACTTGGACTTGATCTGTATGTAGATCCAAATGCAGTAGCAACAACAATCGACGAGTCAGCATTCATTGTGACTCCATCAGCTGTTGCAATCTACGAATCACCGATCCTACGCATGTCCACAAACGTGGTCACATCTGGCGAAATCGAAACAATGCTTTACGGCTACCTAGCCGTTGGCGTTTTGACCGCTGGTGGCGTTCGTCGCTTTAACCTGACATAGTCAGCGTTTGCTAGAAGTGTGGGGGATGCGGCCCTGTGTCCCCCACACACTTACACAATAGGAGTTTGAAATGGCACTAATTACACTAAGCGAGTTAAAAGCCGTCTTGGGTATTGGTGACATTTACGCAGATGCATTGGTGCAAGAATGCGCCGATGCAGCTGAAAACATCCTGTTATCGTTGCTAACCAAGAATCAATGGGGCGTAGTGGCTCAAGAAGTCACAAGTAATGTGGGAACTATTTACACAGATCGCCCACATGATATGTATGTCGGACAAACCGTAGTGGTTAATGGATGTAGCGCACACTACAACGGAAGCAAAACCATTACTAAGGTTGCCCCAGATAATATTTCTTACACAGTAACACACGCCAATGAGCCTAAGCATGGAGTCGTGCCGGTTGGAACAGTAAGCGCACCACAGCACATTGATTACGACGAAGTGCCTGAAGTTCGAGAAGCAGCCCTTGCAATCGCCTGTGACATCTGGATTACTCGTACTGGCACACTAGGCCAGCAAGGTGTGGACTTCCAAAGCCCTGCACCATACCGACTAGGCCGATCCCTTTTTACCCGAGTTTCAGGCTTGCTAGGTAAGTGGATGGACACTAGAGGCATGGTCGGCTAATGGCTAACCTTGTAACTTTGCGTAATGCACTGGCAGAAACTTTAAGATCTGCTGGTCGCGTAGTTTACGCATTCCCAAATGAGAACATCACGCCACCAGCCATTGTGCTTGTACCGGGATCGCCTTACATGACAGTCAGTGCCATTGGTGGTTCACGGATCAGTGTGCGCTTTGACATTACTTGCATAGTCAATGCAGCCGATAACCAAGCGGCCTTAGCAAACTTGGAAACCCTAATTTTGTCAGTTACCGATCTACTAGCCAATAACATCGCGTTTTTGGGTGGATGGTCACAGCCGACAGTCACGCAGATCGGCAACGCCGACATGCTTATCAGCCAGATCAACATCGAGATGGTAACAACCAACTAAGAGAGGTAAGAAAAATGCCAGCAGTATATGTAACTGGTCGCAATCTCACACTGACCATCAACTCGGTGTCGTACGC